CCGCGTACACGCCCGTAAAAGCCTTCAATTCTTGCACTATTCATCATCCGCGCCGCTCTGGATGCTTGGTATACGGCCGCACCGCCGTCACTAAACGGTTGCCCGGGTACTGCGTACAACCTTGACAGTGCGCCAGCGACTACCGCGTCCATCCACCGAGTGTATAGGCGGGAGTCCACTTTTCTGGCGGTCTTGGCAGGGCGTAACGCCAGCTCCACACTGAGTGTGTACGCGTCGTCAGGGATCACGTTCAGGCGTAGCGTCAACCCGCAGTCGTCTTCGATTATCGAATACCCTGAAGGGCGCGCCGGGTCTTCTGGAACCGGAGTCCTGACTTCAGCCATAATCGCTTCAATCGGCTCCCCATTCAAGAACACTTTTAGTACACGCGCTATAGTCTGGTCGTTGGACGGCGCGCAAATTTCGTATTCAGCGATGTTTTCAATAACAGCAATGGGGTCAGCAGTGTATCGGATTACAGAAGAGCGTTCGCAGAAATCTATAGCAGCGTCGAGCAACGCCTGCTCGGCCAATGGCTCAGAACAGGCGGGAGTGTATACCAGCAGTCTTGGAAGAAAGTCGCTCAACGGTTTCATAGCGTTTTACCCGCCAGACACTAAGAGACTTCATTCTATCAGCGATTTTTCTCTTTTGCGAGTTCTTGTTACAGGCTTCTCTTCTACGAGTGCCGGTATGTCATTTATAAGCCCAAACGTCGCAACCATTGCGTGACCTTCTGGGGTCAGCTCGTAGGTGTCGTTCAACAATCTACCAATAACTACACCAGTGCCGCTACGCGCTTTATTAGACAGGTAGTACCCGCTTGTGGCCTTTACCAGATCATCAACAGTCATATATCACCTCAAAATGAAAGGGGGCTTTCGCCCCCGATCAATTACGCGCTAAGAACCGCGCCCCAGTTGTCACTACCGATGCTAATGTATCGGCCACTCATGTTAGCAGCTAGTGCCTTGGCAGCGTTAGCAGTTCCGCCGTTGATGGCGCCGCCGGTGGACGGGAATACATCCAGCGCAACATCAGTAGTGTTAACGATGGTGATTTCTTCACCAGTACCAAAACTAGCTGGCAAGCGAACGCCGTCAGCGGTAGTGCCAGTAGCAGTAGAAACGATGGTCAAACCAGCGGTCACCGCAGTTGCGGTAGCTTGTGTGGAACCAGCGGCGGCAATAGTGGCTACGCCACCCAAAGTACGTGCGTATTTCATGGTCGTTCTCCTAAATACAAATTTTTAAATGGTGTGGGGCCACAAGCGTGGCCCCGATAGCATAACCTTAAGCTGTGCCGACCTGCGCAACAACCAGTGCTTCAGGCTTAACCACTTTGCGGCCGTACACGGCCAGACCACGAACGATGTCACCGAAGTCTGTCTGGTTGCGCAGCGGCTCTGTCTTGTTGACAGTCATTGCGAATGAACCAGCTGCTTTGGTGCCGGCTACCATGACGCGACGCGCTTTGGCGCTTGCCACCGCACCGCCAGTAGCAGGATCAGTCAGGCCAGCAACCAGCGCCTTACCGGCCGCGCCACGTGGCAGCAGGTTAGACACGTACACGTCGAAACGGTCGATTGAGCCAATCTTGCCGCTACGAATTACACTGGAGTTGTCACCAGTGAAGTACGCTTGAGCCAAAGTTGATTGCATCAACAGGTGGCGATCAAACGGAGTCAAGACCAACCAACGGCCATCTTCTGGCACGTTCTGCTCGTCCAGTACGGTCGACATACGCAGAATCGCCTTAAGGACGTTCTCAGGAGTAGCTTGGTCAATCGGGGTAACGTCAGTGCCCAGATTGTACGCCGCGGAGATAGCACCAGCAGTGCCGCCTTCGTTAGCAGCCGCTGGGCCTTCGGTTACGAAGTTGTTGAAGAACACCTCGTTCTCAATTTGAATCTTCAGCTGCTTGGCTGCGTCTTCAGTGAACATGTTCATCAGGTTCATGTCTGACTGGTACGCCAGAACGTCGTTTACTTGCACGCCGAAGTACTTGCCTTTGTTAACCTGCATGTCTTGGAAAATCGGCGTCGGAACTTCGTAGTTCAGGTTCATACCGGCTACGTAGTCGGAAATGCTGATAGACGGAGCCAGACGGATACGCACGGTATCGCCTTGGTTCTTCAGCTCGCCTTCATAGTCTGTGTTGAAAATCTCAGACATCATGGTGTTCTGGTAGAACTTGGCAAGCAGCTTGCCAGACCACAGCGTAGGGATGAACGAACCGGTGTACGCCGGGTTGGTGTTAAATGGGGCTTGGACAGGATAAGTCATAATAATGCTCCTAATAGAGATTGGTTATTTCCGCTGCCCCAGAGTAGATCATGCTGTTACACGTCCATCTCTGAATGCAGCGTCGATTTCAGCTTCAAGTTTTGTTGCCGCCGCAGAATCCCCACGCGTGTGTAACTCGGTTACACGTTTAAACATCCCCTCAATCTGCGCATTGGTGTATACCTTAGCTGCGGCTTGAGTGTTGCCTTGCGAGTTATTCTTTGTCGGCTGGACTTGGAGTTCCTGTTCTTGCTGCCGCTTATCTTTTGGTGCGGGGGTCTCTGTTTTCGCAACGCTCGCCATAAAAAGGCTAACGTAATGCGCAACAGCTTCCGCATCTCCAGTGTTGTACGCCTGCTGTGCCACCGCCATGCGGGGGCCGCGTAAAATTGGGTCAACTTCATTCAGCCAACTGATCCACCGGGGATCACGATTGACATCATCAAAGTTTGGCACCAATCGATGTAGCCGCTGGTCAAAACTACTTTCGCTAACCTGAGCACCGGTACTATCAAGCTGCTCTCGCAACTTTTGGTTTTCGGATTTCAGACTTTCGATGTCGTCTTTAAATTCCTGCGCTACTTCTTGGGCTACTTTTCGCTGGACTTCAATAAGGTCAGCTCCGAACTCTCTTACCTCCGCGTCCGTCACCAGTTTCAGTTGTTGCTTAGGCTCAGGTTTTGGCTCTGGTTTGGCGTTCTGGATCACATCCAGCCGCTTGGTCAAATCCTTTACCTGCGCGTGCAGTCGAGGTACTTCAGCATCATACATACCCTTTAAGGTGCGGTACTTCTGCTGCCATGTCTCTTCTGGCGTTTCTGTAACTGGCGCTTCTGGCTTTACTTCTGGCTTAGGCTCCGCTGGTTTGGGCTGCTCAGATGTAGGCTGTGCTGGTTGGGTTTCCGTTGACTCCTCGGGCTTAGGCTCCGGGGTCTCCCCTCTCAGCTGCTTCTCAATCTCCTCGACTTCCTTCAACTGCGCTTCGACTTGCTTTGGCAATGCCATTTCATTCTCCTCTTAGCTCCAACTCTGCTTGGGCTCCTATCACGGTGTGCCTTATACATAATGGTTTGCTGCGGATGTTACGCAGGTCGTTTATCGACCCGCTCCATAATCTCGTCCGACTTTGACACCGAATCGAGAAACTCACTCAGGACTTCCGCCCTACCCTGAAGACGATGTATACGTACTGGGTCTTCCGCGGCGATTAACGAGGTTTTTGTGTCCTCAAGCACCGTGCGAAATAAGTCCAGCAGGCTATCGTTTTCTGGCTGCTTACAGCGCCGTAACGCTTGTATATGCTGCCGGTTGGGTTTATGCCCTATAAAAATACTCATTGTTTATTGTACCCACGCCCACGGCGTAAAAGTCAAGCCTTTTGTCAGAGTTACCTGCCATTAGGCCGTGGCGACACTAAATTGCTTTCCCGACCACCTACCGCTGACCCATCAGGCAGTATGTTGCGGCTACTCGGCGCCGGCGGCGTGCCTTGCCCGGGTGCTGCGCCCGGTGCTGCGCCCATCTGCGTCATTATCATCTGCAGCTGTTGCTGAAGCTGCTGGATAATCTGCGCCTGCTGCTCCATCGTGCTGATCTGCTTCCCATCAGGGACAATCTTATCGACGTTGCCGCTCAGGTTGCGTGCAGACCCTCTGAGCAGCTCGGCTGTACCGCTCATACCAACAATCTGCTGCGCCGTCGGGCTGTTGAGCACCAACTGTAAGAACTCGTTGCGCCGGATCGCTTCAGCTTCCTTAAGCACCAGACTGACTGCGCCTTTCGCCACGATGTGCAAGTCGCCCACGATGTCCGGGTCGTCGCCGTGGTAACGCAGGTTGTCGTAGTACTGCCGCTCGATGGCCGGCACGATGATGTCACGGTCGATGTTGGTAATAACCTGCTTGATGCCTTTACCAGCGTTACTGATGAGCATCGACAGCCCGGAGGATGTACGCCCTACGCCCGGAGTGGCTTCACCGGTCATGTACCGTGGAAGCATGGTATCTTCGTCGGCGCGGCTGGCGAACTTCTCGAACACCTGCATGAGTTCCTGTGCGTTGCTCTGCGGCTGGAAGAACTGCATGGGGGCTGCTGGGTCTGGGAACTCAGGCGACTCGAACTGCCAAATTTTCCATGGGAACATCTCAGTAATGTCTTCCCCCGCCGGGAGCCTGCTGACGTTAATACCAACCTGTGGGCCAGAACTGATGCCCATGTTGTTCGCCAGTGCCCGAGCGGTCGCGTTAACCATATCCTGAGAGTCGCGGCACAGGTCAGGTACACCTTTACCATCGATGCTGCCCGGGGTCTTCTCGTAGGCAGTGACAAAGTACGGCTTGCGCCCAAGCGGGTCATAGTTCAATACCGCACGGATCACCGTGCTACCAACCATCCACACCTCACAGGGATAATTCAGCGCCTCGTCAGGAGCGTCCGTTTCGCTGATACCCCACTCACGCAGGGTCTTGCCAGATACTGAGTCCCAGAGCTGCAACGCGTCGATCAGGTCAGAGGTATTAACTGTCTCGGTAACATCTTTACCCTCGGCTTCAGCCTGCGCGCTATCAGTCCAGAGCCATTCACGCAGCCCCCCGGTCTCATAGTCAGCCAACACCGTGCGAATAGCAGCGTCGTTGTACCCCGGAACGCCCAGCAGTGACTGCAGGTCTTCCTTAGTGAGCTTGTGCCGCTCGATAACAAACCCGTCTTGGATGTTCGACGCCCACGGCGCCCAGTACAACATAAACGGATCAACACGCTCCCACTCGTTGCGAATCTGCTCTGAGGGAACCAGCGCGCCACCCTGCCACGCCATTTTCTTGCGCTTGCGCTTGACCGGCCCTTTAAGCACTGCGAACGGAAACGTCACCAAGTCATCGAGAAACTCATTAAGCGCCTTGAGCCAGTCGCCTTCGGCGAGCTGATCCTCAATTTTACGCTCCATACGCACCACGCGCTCATCAGCCTCTTCTTTAAGCTGGCGTGTGGCGGTGTCTTTCATATCTTCGGCTATGCTCTGCAGCGCCGCCTGATCCGGCGCTTGGCCCATCTGCTGCATCTGCTGGAATAGCTGCTCGGCAAGCTGCTGCTGCAACGCCTGCAGTAACTCAGGGGGCAGGTCAGGCTCCGGCGTCGCCGCTAGCGACCACGGCTTATCAGAACCCGAACCGAGCAGGGTATCGCGCAGCCAGCTGGTCGCCCCACGGCATTTCACCGAGGTGAGCTGCACGTAAATCTTGGAACCCCCCTGCTTGTTTATCTCAGCGAGTTTATCCGGGTCGTAGTCACCACGGCGCTGGCGCAGGCACTTAAGCATCCGCTCCTCAAGATCACGGCGGGCGTCTTTCGCTGTCGTCCAGCGCTTGCGCACGTGGCCGGCCAAGCCCTGTATGGCGGGCAAAGTCTGTGTCTGCTGGGTTTTAGCACGGTCTCGCGCTTCAAGGTCAGCGGCGCTTGCCACCGGTATCAGAGCCATCACCATGAGCTATCTCCTGTCATGAATAAGCGTAGGATACACGTTTAACTTCGCGTCTACCAGAGCGCACCCCCACACCCCGTATATTCATGTCGATCACCAGATCAGCGTACTGGTTGGCGTCGTGCGGGTGGCTGTACTCATTTTTCTCCGGCGCGTCCTCGAGGATGCCGTTGCGTTTCTGCTTGTACCGGTAACCGGAGATAAACCCTTTAATGAGCGTGGTGCAGCGTGGGTCGATCAGATACATCGCCTTCCCCTCAACCTGCCGCCCGAGCAACCTCTCCACCGCCTGTATTCGATACTCCGGCTTGTTGGTGGGCGGCTTCACACAGCGAAACCCCGCAGCCTTGAGCGCATCAACGAGCGTGAGCTCATTCATCTGCTGTTTCATAAACCCCGCGGGGTCTGGCGCGCACACAAAGTCAAACCCGGGGTAGTGGTTGGATATGTGCGGCATCAGCTTCTGCTCGATGAACGTCTCGATGCCCATGTTGGTCGCCGTGACTTCAGAAAGTGTCATTACCCGACCACGTGGGTCTCGCTGCTTGAAAATAGCCGACGGGGTGCGCCCGAAGTCCAACCCAATAATGATGGGATAGTCCGGCGACATGATGGGCTCGAGCGGGTCTTTGGCAACGTGAAACTCCCGGGTGAACGAGCTTTTGTACACCGGCTGTCCGGCAAGGGATTTACCAAACTTGGCGTGGATGTACACATCGATGTACTCCTCGGTCTTGCCTTTCATCAAGTTGTCGTAGTAGTTGCTCTTGAGCAAGTGAATCCAATCAGCTTCCTCGGAAAGACCTGACGGCTGAATCGTGACGTGAGTGTTCTCTGGCGGGTCTGTGAGTATTTTTTCCCAGAACGTGTCGAAATCCGGCGGGTTACTCATCCCCCACAGGTGGTCGTTGGGCTTACCGTCGTCGGTTACGCACCCCTGTATGGGGTTTCCCTTGTCGTCCACGCCCCACGACGGGCGGTGTGGCACCATCATACCGTCAGGATACCGGCCCAAACGACCCTGCATGGCCTCAAAAACGTCTTTATTGATCTCTCTGAACTCGTCAAACACTGCAAATGACGCCTGCAAAGACAGCAATCTGCGCACGTCGTTAGTGTCGTCAAGCCCTCGAAACAGCACTTCGCACTCAATATCACCCATTTTGAGTAGGTATTTATAGTCAGTTTTGGCAAAAGTACCCGCCTGACCGTCAGGAAACCACTTCAAAAAGTCAGGAATCGACGTGTCGCGCAGCTGTTCCCGGGTGTTTCGCACCCATACGCACCGACTTCTCCTGATTCCGTCACGGCATTGCGCCATTCTGGAGGCGTGGTAGAGTATTTTGAGGATTCCGGCGGTTGTTTTGGTGCTTCCGACCGGGCCCACGATCAAAGAAATGAACTTTTCGGCCGTAAAAAAGGGAATTACGCTCGGTACGGGGGTGTAAACAAGGCCACTCATAGCGGAGCGTCCATCACATCGTCACCGGCGTACTCGTAGTCGTCAGACTCAAAAAAGTCGACCGGCACAAGGGGGTGTCGGTCGTTTCCAAGGAGGGGAGCATCGGAAAAGTCTGTGGACAACTCATTGTCGTCACTTTGTGGGCGGTGGTCAACCGTTATCGTGTGCCCTTTCCCCGTGGAAGTGTCCGGCAAACTGATCGTAATGCTGAAACTTGGCCCATTGATGCTGGGCTGGTTGTTTTTCGGCGCCAAATCCCCCCACGTCACCAGATTCTCGATCGCTTTCATGCGTACCGGGGCTGGCACATCCACATCTTTGGCCATGTGGTAGGCGTGCGGCAGGAGGTCTTCAGCTAAAATTCGTGCTTTTGCAGCGAAAGAGAACCCGGAGTCCTTCATTTCGGCTGTGTAAATGTCGACATACCGCAAAAACTGTGGGTTTTTCGCGATTTCGTGGTACTCCACCAGTGTTAAACCTTCACCTGCAGCCACTTCCTGCAACGGACGCATCGCGCCTACGTTGTTTCGTGCTACGGCAAGGGCCAACTCTCTGAGGATATTGTCAGCAAGCACGGCACTCTTCATTCGCGCACTGTATCACGGGGTTTTTTGACGTGCAAGTGGGGTATAAGACAAGCTGCGGGTATCGTGGTGGCTTATAGGGCTTCAAAAATAGGGGGGCCAATTTCTAAACAAACTACGAGTTTCTGTG